CCCTTACGACTATCGAAAGTATCGCCCATGTCGATAACACAAGTGATATTCTGTGCTTCCAAGGTTGGGAAGAAAACTTCATTGTAGAACTTTAAGAAGAAGTCATGAAACAGTTTTGAATTTTTACGAGCACCGAAGTGTTGGTCTGTAATTACTGCTACCTTCATTGATTCTTCAGCTTGTGATAGACATTATCTTTGATTGAATTATAACTGGAATAATTGCTTCCGCCAATAGTGTTATCGTCTACGAACACTTCATCATAACCAGACTTGGTAAGAATTTTATTCTTGATCTCTAACTGCTTCTTCTCTTTTTGAATACGACGGAGAAAAGCGTAATGAATGATCTGAGTAAAGTATGCAAAAGGGTTTGAGGATTTTGCTGGATCAAAGTTGTTGATGTATTGAACACAGTTCTCAATTCCATCACAAACCATATCATCTTTGAACATGTAGTTGACAAAGTTTGGTTTGAAGGAGAGGTGCGTAGCAATCTTCAGAAAGCACTCTCCAATGTAATTCGGAATCCTTGGTTTTGGTTGACCCAGTTCCGCTGCTTCTTTAACACTCTTCTTGTAGATGACCAGAGCTTCAAGAAACTCTTTGTTATTTACATAGTGCTCTGACCTCTTTCTCCCTCTTGGCATAGTCGCATTCATTTTATGACGTATAGTTATATATTGTATTCAAACTATAACAAATTCATGTGCGTCTGTCAAGGGGGTTGACAAGACTCTGAAATATGTGTACAATTACCTTTGTGGAGGTTCAAGAGAACAACTATAGCTTTAAGATTCTTCTTGTTCTAAGTCAAATATTTTTTCAAGCATCTCTTTAGCATCATCTACAGTTGAGATGTAACCCATTTCTCTACCAATATCATGTCTATGTGAAGGGAGTTTGTCTAACTCCTGTTCCATAACAAAACGACAATGCATAGTAATCATATCTTCATTATTATTCTCTGTCATGGTAAGAACATTCTTCATATCAATAATACAAAGAGTATCTTCTGTAGTCTTTAACCAGGGTTCAACCTTGTATCCGATTGCCATGCCATTGTGAGGTAGTTTTACTTCCTCTACGATAACTGGATCAGAGATCAGCAGAAGAGTCCTGTCATCTTCATCAGAGGCAGAGACTTTTGCAAAGATCTCTTCACCAGATAATAATTTTATTGTTGCATAGAAATCGTCTTCCATATTTATTTTGTTAGGTTGACTGTGATAATGTCGTAGTTAAAGTTTTCTTCATTATAGATTCTGATTCTTTCTATTAGATGATTCAAAGTATAATTTTTTCTTGATCCTTTTGTGCAATCATCAGCAATGTCATACAAGATCGCTTTACTTTTGTTTGTCCCCTTCCTCAGGACTCTTCCGATAGATTGTAGATTCCGTACTCTTGATTTAGAAGGAGAAGCAAAAATAACGTTATGAAGGTTTTTAATGTTAATTCCTGTGGAGAAGGTTCCATACGATGCTACGATAATCGCATTGTTTTCGGTGTCTACAATTTCTCTGATTCTTTCTCTCTCCAGGGAATCAACCCCACCATGAACATAAAAGACCTTTCGGTTTTCTTTTACCGAACTATTTATTAATTCAAATAATGGCTTACCATGAGTTTCCACTCTATTAAATAGAACAAGAGTGTTTCCATTCAAGTCTACTGCTAGATTTTTGATGAAGTTGTTTCTTCTTTCATGTGATATAATGTATTGAACTTCATCCTCATATGTTTCAAATTTCTGTGGATCATGTTTGAGGATGATACAATTAATATCAAGTTTAGAAACATGTCCTTTCTTCATCAGTTCTTCAGTTCTGATGATCTTATATGAAGGTCCAAACAATCCTTCCAGAACCCACTTGTGAGTCTGTGTGCCATCTAGTGTTCCAGTAAATCCATACCGATATTTTGCGGTATGTAACTTGGTCATGATATTAATCAGAGACTTAGACTTGAACAAGTGTGCTTCGTCTCCAATTACAACATCAAACTTCTCAAACCATTTACGTTCTAGTTTGTAGATAGATTGCCAAGTTGTAATTGTGATTGCTTTATTACTCTCCTTTTCTTTTCCCGAATATATTTTGTGACAGTATGTCTCAGGATCCCATCCATATTCCTCAAAGTCCTTATACATCTGCTCTACTAACGATGTCGTTGGAACAACTACCAGGATTTTTCTGTTGTAGTCAGTATGATATCTTGAAAGAGCATAAACCATCAAAGATTTGCCAGATGCAGTGGGACTTATCAATAACCTTCTATTGTGTCTTAGAGCATCGTATACTCCCTCTACTTGGTATTCGCGTGGTTTATGACGAGCAATCTTAGTCATATAATCCTTTACACCATCAAATGAAATCATTTCATTGACTTCAAATGGTGTGCCAAAAAATTTATTGTCTACAAACTTATATTCATAATCATATTGCTTGCAGAAAGAAATGACTTTATCCAGGAGACCGACATAGATCTCTCCTGTATGTGTAGAGAATAGTCTTATCTTTCCATCCCAATACTTACTTCTGTATTGAGGCATAAATTTTGCACCAGGAACTTCAAACGTGAAGTGATCTGACAGTTCCTGATAGACATGTGGTTCTGCTGATATCTTCAGGTAGACTTCATTCTTCTTTTGGATTTCCAGATTAACCATATCCACTAATGAATTTTTGCCATTCAATAGCATTCTTGATTTGATAAGTGCGGTTGCTTATTTGTTTAAGAATGCTCTCAATATAATTTAGCTGAGTTTCGTAGTAGTCAATTTTCAAACTGACCTGACTCAGTTTTTCGTCAGCACAAAGATATCTTTCCATGTCACTCTTATCCCTAACTTTCTTGGGAAAGGGATTTTCAATATAAACATCTGGATCTGCTTTACCAGAGTAATATTGATGACGTTCGTGACGGATATTTCTGCGCTGTTGTTCTGCCTTCTTTCTCAGGAGAAGAAGGTTATTGAAAATGTCGTGATACTTTGCATGTAGTGCTGGTATCTTTAGTGATTCTGTGTGAAGATTATCTTGATCAATCTGTGAGTCTTTCTCCCACATACTTTGTATATTCTCAAGATTCATAAAATTCTGCCGCTCAAGTCTGTCACTTCATAGTAAGTATACTTGAAAGTAACGTCTGCTGTAAAGTAGTCTACATCTGATGGTGTGGCATCAAACTGAAGTGTAGACAGAGATACTGGAAACAATCCATAGAACTTCAAGTAAAACTGTGGAGTGAGATTGTTGCTCAGAACTTGTAGAGTTCCGTCTGAGAACAATTCTTCCTCACCCATCTCAGATGCGTTCTTATATAGAGAAGCACCCTTCTTTCTTTCGTCATAGATTTGTTGTAAGGACTCAGGAAATCCAAGTCCACGCATCCAGTTCTGGATCTGCATATAGTTTTCCAGATCTTCATCAATCAAAAATCTCAATGAGAAGTCTTCAAACTGAAGTTGATCTCCAGGTCTATCGATCTGTTTGAGATAAGTTTGTTGAACAGCAACTCCGAGAGTCACTGCTGGAAAGTTGCATGAGTTGGCAAAGAAACTTGCCTGTGGGCATCTCTGCAGGGAAAATTTGAATCCCGTTGGAGATAGGAAGTTCCTATTTTGTATTTGCCTTTTGTATGGGTTTGAGTTAGTCATACTAACATGCCTTGTCGATCCATGTATTGGAGAACTTCTTTGAGATTTCCGATGTGTTTAGCACCGATAGCAACCTGAGGATAGGTTGCTTCTTCACCAAACTCTTGTTCAAATGCTCTCTGTGTAAAGTGTTGATTGAGACGATACTCTCTAAAATCAAATTCGATGTGTCTTAAGAGAGAACAGACTCTTTCGCATTCTTGACTTCCGTCACTGTAAACTATGGAAAGATTCCTAGTCACGCTGCCTCCAGTCGTCTGGTTTGTCTTGTTTGAACCAATCTACGATTTCATCCGCTCCAGAGAACCCTGATTTGTAATTAGATGGGTCGGGATCTCCTAGTCCCATCCTATTCATAAAATCATCAATACTGCCCTCTTCAATATCTTGAGCAGCTTGTCGCCTTGCTTTCCTTAACCATTCACGAGCAGTAGTATTTGCCTTTGACAATTTCTCTGCCCAGATCATATCTTCAAGTTTGACTTCTTCTTTATTGGCAATCTTCTTGCAAATAAATTCTAAGCGAAGTCGGTATTGAGTAGACAGCATAAGTTACTCTCTCAGTTTTTTTTCTAAATCCCCTAACTTGAGGCATTCTGCATGTGCCGCTTCGGAACGTTCACATATAACATCTCGAATGTCACCTACGATAATTTCATTCTTGACATTATCATCAAGGTACTTGTCGATTGCTTCTTTCAAATACCGATATCGATGCCACTCTGGTGAATAAGGTTTGTAGTACATGATTAGTACATGATAAAGTGAATTCATCATCACTATTTAGACAAAAAAAAGAGGGGTCCGAAGACCCCTCGTCACTTCCTTCACACGGAAGTCTATATTATATCACATCAGGTTCGTGACCTTGACGCGACGATAGTAACGGTTAGCGTTTACACGCAGTCTGCCAAGACCCTGGGTGGTGCCTTCAGCGAATGGGTTAGCGACCAGACCATAGCGGGTCTTGAAGCCAATCTTCGGCTGGAAGGAGTTCTCACCAACGGCACGAACCATCTGGAGAGGAACGTAAGGGCAGTAGAACAGACCAGCGTCATAAGGGGAAGTACCCTTGTAACCAACAACGTAATACTGGTTAGCAGAGTTGTTAGCAGCGTAAGGATCGATGTAGACGCGATACTTACCATTGATGGTTCCAGCAAAGGTGTTGCCAGTGTCATCAACGTTCAGGTTAGCGTTCAGGGCAGGGGTGTAATCCAGGATGCCAGCCATGGTCAGAGCCGAAGCGACATCAGCGGAGCACATTACAATATTGCCCTTTCCTCTACGAGTTCTTTGTGCGATCTGGTTAGCATCGCGCTCGATTTGGAACAGCAGACCTTTGAACTTCTCAACAGACCAACGACCGTTGGAGTCAACGTCCAGGTTGAACTCACCAGCGGTAGCGGTGTTGAGGGTAGCGCCCTGCTCAGCAACCTTATAGATGGTTCTGATGACTTCGCGGTTGATCTCAGCCAGGATCTCAGTAGAGAGGATGTTGGCGAGTTCCGCTTCAGCGTTCAGACCGTGGATTGC